AAAGCCGTTGCCGCAGGCGACCGCGTAAACCGTCAGTTCGTGGCAGAACGACCTGACCAGCTGTGGGTGGCTGATTTTACTTACGTCAGCACATGGCGGGGCTTCGTCTATGTGGCGTTCATCATTGATGTGTTTGCCGGATACATCGTGGGGTGGCGGGTCTCATCGTCCATGGAAACGACATTCGTGCTGGATGCACTGGAGCTGGCGTTATGGGCCCGTCGACCGTCCGGCACGGTCCATCACAGTGATAAAGGTTCTCAGTATGTATCGCTGGCCTACACACAGCGGCTTAAGGAAGCCGGATTACTGGCATCAACAGGAAGTACAGGCGACTCGTATGACAACGCGATGGCGGAGAGCATCAATGGTCTTTACAAAGCGGAGGTAATACACCGTAAGAGCTGGAAAAACCGTGCAGAAGTGGAACTGGCCACACTCACGTGGGTGGACTGGTATAACAATCGACGATTGCTGGAAAGGCTGGGCCATACTCCTCCGGCAGAAGCAGAAAAAGCTTATTATGCTTCCATCGGAAACGATGATCTGGCAGCCTGAGTTCACAGATAAAACACTCTCCAGGAAACCCGGGGCGGTTCAGGGTTATAGCTGAAGCTAATCCTGAGTAAAACGGTGGATCAATATTGGGCCGTTGGTGGAGATATAAGTGGATCACTTTTCATCCGTCGTTGACAACGATTTTGCCTTCCTGATTCAATATCCGAATAAAGCTGCCACTTTTAGCTAACGACACAGGCGCATCGAGAGTGATGCTGTTTTTGGTAAACTCCACAATTCGACCGGAGTTACGTTTACCTGCACGATATTTGTTCTGAATCAGAACGGTTTCACCAGGCATCAGAAATGAGGCGTCTAAGCCGGCAGTAAATGTAATTACATCCGACTCCATTCTGGCGGTATACAAAAGCCACAAACCAACTCGGTGAGCCTGGCCTCGGCTTGTACATCCAAATGCTACGACTTCTGTTTTACGCTCACCATAACGGCGCATTGCGTCCTGATCTTCAACGTATTCGATGTTTTGCTTATAACCGTCCTCCTTGTTGTTGTAGGTTACGAGCGCAACGGATGGGCGATCTTTACGCGCAGAACCTTTATAGGTAAACAGTCCATCTTTGACGTTGGAGTTGGTAAACATCATTACCGGATCTGATGGGCTATCCTGCATGATGTTAACCATGCCACCAGCCCAAAACACCATGCCGCGGAATGCACCGGCAATATCCTGAATTAATCGGTATGCGTCTTGTCGACTGGTGATCTGCGTATTGATTGCAAAGCGTTTCTCTTTACCCCCAAAGCCATCATCGACCTCTTCGTCACAATATCGACCAATCTGGTAGAGCTGGCCGAGGTCAATCATGGATTCCGACACAAATTGCCCAAGACCATACCGAGTATTGGTAAGCAAATCGTAGAGAATCCACGCAGGGTTTGAAGAAGACAACAGCTTAAAAGTACCGTCCCATACGCCGACATAAGTATTGGTGTATTCGTTGTAGTTTGACGGTACTCGGATTTTGATACCGCGCACCAAATACGAACGGGAAGGGATTGTGCTACCAAACTGCTCTGAATTGACCTTCAAGCCAACAAGAGCAGAGTTAGGGTAGTTCATTGGCGTGTCGACAATCTCACCGATGGAATCAACCCATGTGTCGTTGTAGAGGTACTGGCTACTATTATCATCTGTAAGACGAATCACCCTAACCTTGTATGCACGACCAGGCTTAGGCAGTTTCAGCTCATAGCTACGGTAATACACGCCGGTTTTCTTTGCCGTTAGCGTGATATCAACGCTTTTCTCCCCTTCTGCCACTACATCAGAAAATGTTGCGTCTGCGTTGGCGATCTGGAATTTGTACTTCACCGTAGTGCCATTTGTATCGCCAGAGCTTTTATCAACGCTACGTAAAGAGGGGAATTTCATGATGACACGAACGCGATCAGCTTCATCGTTATCGATTGAAACCGTAACGTCGTGTGTTTTTTTAAGCTGAATATTTACGGACTTAGGCGTTTCGACAAAATCAAAACCAGCCATTGGCGTCTGATCTTGTGAGCCGTCACGAAAATCCCATGTAATACCGCTGAAGTTGGAAGAGCCATCTTCATTCAAGATCGGTAAATCGTCGATGAAGATCGACTTTGCGCCATTTACCAGGCCACCGATAACCCCCTCGCCAAGAAGGTCGAGGATGGCTGCCATAGCACGAGAATTGACAGTATCATCAGCTTCAACCGGGGTACGGCTGGAGCTTTTACTTTTCTTGCCACCAGCACCGGCAATAAGAAGCGGTAATTTTTTCTTCTTGAACTGTTCCATGTCCAAAAAATCCTTGATTACATAAGCTGGTCGATGGTGATAGAAGAACTCACGACCTGTGAGCCAACTAAAATTTCCTCGCCATAGATAAGCTGTACAGGGTTCCCCTGGTTTGTTGTGTTTTGAGGTCCATCAAAGTAATAAGAGTTCGAGTTATCCGCCTGCCTCACACTTTCGTTAGTGGCTTGCGGAGATATGATTTGCGCTATACCGCCCATCATCAGTGACAAACCGAGAGGCGCAAGAGCGGGCACCCATATCGAGGCAACCATTAATACTGCTCCAACAACCGTCTGAAACCATCCAAAAGCAGATCCACCACTTCCTCGCGGAACAGGGGTAATGCGGATTTTTGCAATATTGTCAGACTGCCCCATCATCTGATATTCACTCTCGTCCACAGACCACTTGTGGCCCTGTTTATTGGTGATCTGGATGTGGTATCTGTCATAGGTTTTGATATTGCGCTTCATCCATGCTTTAAACCCAGGCTTGTTGGCCTCAATTAAATCCAGAGCCTGTTTTGTATTACGCACCTTTAGATGCCAGTGGCGGCCAAAATGTTTGGCCATAGGGCCGCCAAGCTGCACATGAACTAACTCAGACACGTCTCATCTCCCTTGAGCAAGTCTCTGTGACGCAAGTGATGCGTCGTATGTTTCTGATACATCCCGCCGTAATAAGCACGACAACTAAGGCGGTCGATCTGGTGATGAAGAATCATTCCATCGCCGATATAAACCGCACAGTGGTCAGGCATTTTTCCGTATTGGATAAAGAAGACGTCCCCACGTTGAGGTTCTGTTCCGGGCGCAAGCCGTACCAATCCTTCGTTTCGGTAGTTCTGATCGAGAATGTCGTTATCGCCGGTGTACCACGATGGAATATGCAGGTGTGCGTTCGGGTTTAGTTCGACGTTAAACTCACGCTTCAAATAGTCCCGACACAACATCCAGCAATCAAATACGCCAAATACATACGGTCTGCCCAGGTATGGCATTTCGAAACCATCAGGAGTGATCACATTCATCTCGCTAAAATGGAAAGGGGCATCTCCCTCAACATTCTTGCGAATAGCCAGAATCATCCACGGAACTTCCGTCGCTTCGCAGCCTGCACGATCGGCATCAGATGCTTCTGCTGATTCATCAGTATGTGAATGCCAGATTGCGATAACATCACCCGCATCCTCTGCCGCCATAATGTCGTCAACGTGCATTACAAAAGTGTTCTGCGGGTTCTCCGAAACATTCCGCGCTTCCATAAAGCGATATTTGTCGCCATTAGTTCTAACCAGAAAGCCACACGCTTCATTAGGGTAGCGATTTATGGCGCAGAGATAGATTTGCTGCATAACGTCAGAGCCAAGCTCAGGGATTGCTTTATTACCCATACCGCGTAGCTCCAATAAATCCGCCAAAATGGATCACACCGTCGGCAAAATAATTCCGACGCGCATTACAGGCGTCATAACGTTTTGTGCAGTAATCAGCACCAGACATAGACGTCTGCTGGTTATTTTTGTCGAAATATGGACCGGTATAGCCGCATTCTGGCCCTCGGTATTTCCACGGGCAGGTGTTTTTAATGATCTGACGATACGGCAGTTGCACCCCCATCAAATCGAACACACTGGACAATTCAAACTCGACAACCTGATGAGTTTCGAGAGTTTTCTGTTCGATAAACCACATTTCATCCGGGAAATGTTGGTTTGGATCTGCTGTTGGGTTGCCGTCTTTAAAATTAACGGCATCGAGGAAGCGAGCCAGCGTCATCTTGCGAATAATGCGGCAGCCAACAAGATCGTCGTTCGCCTGAACTTCCGCAGAGACGGTTCCGGCAAAGTTCGATACCTGAATTTTTGGACGTGGCAACGTTCCCTGGCCAGTTTTGTCAAAGCCTGATGCTTTGATTGGCCACGGCTCGTATGTCACTCCTTGCCAGACGACCGGTTGCATCAGTTCGTTTGTTCCGGCGTGGAAGAATAGCTTCCCCCCTGAAGTTGTGTTCGACATATCCAGTACGAACAACTCAATGAGTGCAGAGGGAGATAAGCTCTGAATATCAGCTTTAATTCCCATTGTTTCATCCTTGAAATAAGTAGGCGCTGACATCCTGTCAGCGCCACAATGATAGTAAATTAGTACTTACTTATCCAGATACTTAAGCCTCAAATACTTGTCTGAATGTAGCAGTTAAGACACAGTACCCCTGATATCGCTTGACCGTATGACTGTCACATACAACTACAATCTGCTTGCCTCTTGGATTAACCCAATAGAACGATTCAACGCCTGATCGCTCAGTCAGGAAGTCATCGATTGCATTAATTTCGTTGTATGATCTGGTAAAGGTTAACGACCATTCTTCTTTAATACGATTAAGACCTTGAGCCTGTCGCTGCTCGTAGTCATCACCAAAATTAAGTACCGTTACATTCGGTTTTACGCTTTTTTCAGATTCGTAATCTGGATACCAATTAAACGTTTGTCTTTCCATCTCACATCCTTGTGAGACTGCCCCGGTCGGGGCAGTCGATAGTTAGTTACGTTGAGTGTTTGGGTTGAGTGATCCGCCAGGGCGTTTCTCTTGAGCGATAGTCTCAAGCGCGATTGCTTTCATCCGTTGAGCGGCATTGTTCCATATGCTTTCTGTATCGCCGGATTCAGTTGTGCTACCGTCACTATGGACGTTGATCTCAATTGATACCGGAGAAAGAACATTTCCTCCTCCACTCATACCATCGGTACTGAGCGTTACAGGGATTGTTCGACCATCAGGCAATGGAACATACGCCTCATTCATATCCCCTTCCCCAAACAACGCCAATTGAGGTGAGTTGGCGATACCGCCTTTCTGGTATGCCCGGAGCGGGATCACGCCGTCTTTTCCGAATATGCCACCATTTGCAAACTTCGGAATTGCAGGAATACCATTCGTGCCATCGGCAGCAGAACTGGTCAGATTGTTGAACCCGGAAGTTGAGCCAGAAGAACCGGACATCAATCCATCGAATCCACCACCAGCCCATACTGAAACCAAACCAGATGCAACTGTCGCGCCGAAATTCAACCACTTATTACCAGAGCCGGAAGCATTAGCTCCAAGCATTGCAAACGCGGCAGACAGAGCGCCGGTAACAGAGCTGAGGTTCTGCATCGAGAAGATGGAGTCCTTCACTGCTTTTGTCTCAGCATCTTTGGCTTCGGTGCTATCAAATAGCCCCGATACCCAGCTACCAATCGCATTTGTTGCTGTGCCAATTGCGCTGGTGGTCTGCTGTGTTGTTTGCCCCAATCCAGTTACCGAACTGGACGTCTCCTTCGTGGCTTCTCCTACCGACTTGTCGCCATTAACAGTGTTGCCCATTCGTACACCTTGATTGGCAACGGCAGAAGCAACTCCAGTGAGCAAATTGCCACTCTGTGAACTACCAGCTGCGGTGGTTCCCATCCCCAACATGTTCATTAGAGGCAGCGTGATTTGCGACTTCACGACCATATTGGTGATATCTTTCAAAATGGACTGAGATAGGCTGGAGAAGCTCATCTTCCCGTTAATAACGAAATCAGTCAGGACATCAGTTAAGCCACTAAACAAATCAGTCCAGGTGCTTTCGATCTGCTCTGCCAAGTTTTCGTATTCCAGTGCCAACTTCTGCGTCGCAGTCCCCGTCTCTTTAATAAGCGCGGTATTGCCAGCAGCAATCAGTTGATTGATTTTCTTTGTATAAAGCGCCACAACTTTAGGATCAGACGCCTTATCACGAAGTTCTATCAACGCTTTGAGATTGCGGTTGTAGGTGTCTTCGAAATCAGCAACTTTCTCTTCGCGAGACGGCGTATAGCCAGCACTAATAATGGAATCCGCCTCCGGTGCCCAAGTGGAGATCATCTGCTCAACATTGCGGCGATTAAACATCTCGCGATATTCAGGTGTCGCATTTTTGAGGTCTTCAAGACGTTTTTTCGCCTTGTCGATCATCTCTTGAGTGATGAACTCGTTAGGAACCGCATTAGCCAAATCTGTCAGCGATTTCGTTGTATCGCGAAGAGACTGATCAAACGATACCGTAGCCTTAGAGCTTTCACCCATTTGCCCCATAAGCTGATCGGCTTTGTCCAGAGCCTTCTGGTATCCGGCTGCCAGTTTCTGTTGCGCTGCCTGTTCCTTCTTGGCCGCACGCTGCGAGGCGTTAGCTGATCGTTGGGCTGCTTTCTCGGCAGCTGCTGCATCCTGTTCACGAGCTTTAGTTAGTGCAGCAATGGCTGCGGCACGCTCTTCATCGCTCATTTTCTCCAGAGAGCTGGCGCTGGATGCTTTCTGCAAATTAAGCTGCGTCTTGAGTTGTTTAGGCCCAATAATCGGCTTACCTTCGAAGTCCATCATCGGAGTGCCGTCAGGCAAAGTACGCTGATAAGTCGCAGAATCCATCTGGTTTCGCATATATTGCGCCAACGCCTTCTGAGCAGCTTTATCAGTTGTACCTAACCCAAGAACAGTCCCCTGGTTTGACATTACGCCCTTACCAGTTTTGGCCGCGTTATCTCTCTCGAACTCTGCCTGAGTAAGTTCCTGAGCAACGGCTTCCAAATGCTCCTGATAACCACGAATACTGCCTTGCAGTTTCTGGATTTGCTCGGTATTGCCATCCTTTTTGGCTTTTTCAAGCTGATCATTAAGAGTCGCGATTTGCTTCTCGGTCGCATTCTTACGAGAAGAAAGTGAATCAACCAGTTTTTGCGCAGGCTCCAGATAGCTTTTGTTTACCGTTTCACGTAACGGTGCCAATAGCTTGTTCTTTTCGTCATCTGAAAGTGAACCGTCATCATTGATTTTCTGGATCTTGTCCAGAGCCTCCTGCCGGGCTTTCACGAATGTTGCCGCGAAAATCTGGTTTTCCGCTCGAATTTTCTCAATCTGAGATTCGGCAGCCTCTTTAGCCAAACGCTTTGCTACAGCGCCGTCACCAAGAGCTATCGTGCCGGTTATCTTTTGATATTCTTCCTGATTTTTTTTCAGGCGTGCTTCGATGTCAGCCTTCGACTCTTTGTGAGTAATAACACCGGCAGAGTTAGATACGTAATTAACACCCTCACCAGTTTTTAATGCTCGTTGATCAGCAAGAATCTGCTTTTCGAGCTTTTCTGCGCGGTCGGCCATTTGTGCACGTTTGGCCGCCGTCATCGCCTCTGGTATTTTCCTAATCTCGTCAACGACCTTTGAAGTTTCGCTGCGGAGCATGGTCATGTACGTGATTAGGCCAGCAACAGCTACAGTGGCAACTGTAAATGCTGCCCCTATAGGGTTTGCTGCAATGAACGCCGTTAATCCAGCAAAAGCGCCTTTAAGCCCCGTAATCGCCCCACGGATGGCGAAAATAAGAGAGGGGATCGGAGCCAGCCCCATACGTGCCGCACGATTGAATCGAGTTACTGCTGTAGCGCCGAGGTTAAATGGAGTCTGTATGGCGGTCGCCATCGTGGCAAAGGGGCTAACCATCTGGCTCCCAGCGCCAACTACCCCCATGATCCCTGCTCGCATCAGTTTGAACGCAACCATCGCGGCCACGACCTTACCGAGATTAATTACCAGTTCTTGGTTCTTTGCTAACCATTGAGCAAGCTGACGCAACCCATCGATTGCCGTTGTTAACCCCGAACCTAAAGAATTGGCAAACGAAATCCCTTCGGCGCTATTCATGATTGAAGCCAGTTCTTTCATCCCCTTCGATAGAGAATCCAGATATCCGGCCTGACCAACCCGATCAGCAAATAACGTGAATGACGTCTGAAGTTGCGCCAGCGCACCTGTGTAGGTTTGCATCATGTCTTTCGCTGCGTTCTCATTCTCCGCACGCAGACCAACAAACATCAGAGACAACGCCTGTTTTGCCTCAACCGTACCGCTGGCAACGGCTTTAGTCAGTTCCCCCATAGTGATGCCTGCGGCGTCTGCCATTGCCTGCATCGCGTTAGGAACGGCTTCACCTAATTGCTGACGTAGCTCTTCCATTGACACAACGCCCTTACCGGACATCTGCTGAACGGCCACAGCCGCACGTTTCAACAGCTCACTATCACCACCAAAACGAGCAACGGAGTCCACCAGCGCCTTCAGAGAACCATCGGTTGGATCTAAGCCAGCAGAACGAAACTTCACGAAGGAGTCTGTTAACGCCTGCATCGCGAACGGCGCATTTTGAGCCATGTCTACGATGTACTTCATATCATCAGCCGCAGCCTGGCCCGGGTTGGACTTCTCCTTATTCAACCCTCGAAGCATCACCCGCATACGTTCCATTTCGGCCGCAGCTTCAACAATAGGCTTCTGCCACCCAAACATGATGTCAGTAACCGTTCTGGCTGCATCTCCGATCTCGCCAAGCAGGAAAATGTTGCCACGAAGGCCAGAGAACATACCTCCTTCGTTACTTTTACCGCTATGGCCAGAAGCGCCGCTACGCCGCCCGCTACCACCATCGCCACTTCCAGATGTACGAACGCGTACCGGCTTGCTAATCAGTTGCTGACGTCCGATAACTTCGTCCATCTGCTCACGAACCTTTTTCAGTCCCTCGGCAGCCTGACTCGTTGTGACACCCCAATTACTGAGTCGCTTCGTCGTGGTATTAAGGCGCGTATTCATGCCACTCACGGACACAGAGGCTTCTTTGACCTCCGTACCAAAGCGGCTTGCGCTTTTGCTTGCATAGGTCGCCCAATCAGAGAAATCATTTAGCTCTGATTGCACTTTACGTAATGACGCGGTGAGTTTATCTACTGAAGAAGTTGTCGTATCGACGCGCTCAATCAGGGCTTTAAGACCAGAATTGAGGCTGGTGATGTTGCCACGCATTTTACGCGTAGCATCTGAAGCAAGCTCAAAACCGGCAGCTACATCCTGTAGTTTATCTGCCGTAGAATCGAGCTTGCTTTCCAGAACGCCAATGATACGGGCGACCGAACCCAAAGAGCGTTCAAAGGTTTGGATTTTTTGAGCAGGCTTTGTTACCTGCTCACCAAATCGAGTAAGCAGTTTCCCCGCACGATCGATTGACGCTGTAAACTGTTTGTCTTCCAGCGACAGGATAAACTCTACGTTTTGTGACATTCCCTTGTCATCCTCTGCCAAATATTTGCATCAGTTGCTCTTTGGCGTCAGGGTCTGCCTTATCCTGGCTTGGATCGTAGACTTTATCTGTTACGACTGGTCTTCCAATCCTGAGTTGCAAACCCTCCATGAACGCCTTCACAGCCTCGCCATCCGCCTGGGACGCACGAGCGACTTGTAAGTTGCGGACATCCTCTTCCGCACGCAGACGGTCTATATTGCGACTGAGCATCCAGAACATCGTGAGAGGAACGTTCAGTAGCTCTAATGGCGACACGGCGTAGTGAGCAACTACACGACTGAAATAGAATCCGAGATCTATTGAGACGGTCCTTGTCCCGGATTCATCGCGGGAAATTACTTTGCCCCTTCGCCAGCCGCTTTTTCGTTTTCTTCATCAATCACTTCCATAGCGAAGGTGAAGATCTGCTGGAGTTGCGGAACAGTCAGTTTTTCAAGAACTTCGTCAGGTACTGAAGGGATAACCTTACGAACCAGATCTGCATAAGCTGTCACTTGCTCAACAGGAGACATGTTCATGAGATCTTTACCTTCCATCTGCTTGATGGAAACGAACAGACCTACCGTCATTTCAACGATGGGATATTCCTGACCGCCAAATTTGATGCTTTTCTTCGGAGGCAGAATGGAATCGAGATCGAGTAATTTGGTCATTGGTTAAAATCCTTTTAAAAGAGAGGCCCATCCTGAGCCTCTGCTTAATTACTGATTAATCTGCGGGGTTAATCGTTACTGATTTAGTTGCCTTCTTACCACCGCTATTGCTGGTGAAGGAGATATTTGTAGAACCCTGCGCCACACCACGTACCAGACCCGTTTGATCTACCGTGGCCTTTTCCTGGTCTTCGGATTCCCAAACACCGGTTTTGTCTGCGGCATCAGCTGGAGTGATTTCGGCTGTCAGTTGCACAGTTTCTCCAGCTTTTACGGTTGGAGATTCCGGTGCGATCGACACAGTTTTTACCGGTTTAGGGCCGCTCATTCTTCCCAGAACGCCTTCGTCATCAGGGTATGCGCTGAACTGAACAGAGAACACACGAACATCATCAGACTGGTAGGTCATAGTGAAGTTGCCCGCGGTTGCCGCTTTCGGGATGGTCAACACATAGTCGGTGGTGTCCTGCGGAGTCAGAACCAGCTCCTTCGCCACATCAATCAGGTTAACGCCCTGTGCAGATGTGATCGTGACAGAGTTGTCATCTTCGCTCAGAGTAGAACCAGGCATCAGGTCAACCATGTTTTGGAGTACAGACTCAGCCAGAGGCGCGGTGATGGTAATGTTGCGCCCCTGAACTAATTCGGAAATTACGGTCTGCCCCAACTGATCGACGGTGACTTTCAGTGTTTCAGTGGCTACTTCAACCTGAACACCACCTTTGGTGTAACCCAAATCCACACCACCAAACGACACCTTACAGGCACCAAGTTTGATGTTTTTTACATGGGTATTAGACATTGATGGAAAACTCCTTTTTCCGTTAATTCTACGCATTCATTGCGCTAATAGTAAGTATATACTTACTAATTGAGTTAATTCAATAAATAGCCAGCAAATTCAACAGGAATGCCTGCTTCTATTAATGCCCCATCATTTTTGGGATAAATGATTGGCATCGCCATCGGTCGAACAAGTCGAAAATAAACACCACCAGATTCCGTTTCCTCTACTGGAAACATCTCAATGATTTTATTGGCTTTCTCAACCGTCGTAGTAATTGACGAACCACGCACAATTATTGTGAATGATTCGTGGTAAAAGCCCTGTAGCTCATGATCGATGCTGATACCGGTATTTGGGTTAATAAGCAGGACGCCAGATTTCACATTGGCAGGCAAGTAGTGACAGAAAATGTCAGTCCCGACCGTGCCAATCTTTGCCTTCTGCATCAAACTTGCAAACGCTTCAATAAACACATTAACCTCTCGTAAAACCGGCTTTTCTGGCAGCCTCAAGAATCGCTTCTGAGAACTGCTTCTCGCTAATTTCCACCGCTCTTTCCAGAAAGTGTGGCCCAACACGAGGTTTAACACCGGCAATTGGTGGGTTTGTCACGTTCTTCATTCGAGAAAGATAACCGAGTCGGTATTTACCCAGCTCCATGTACTTAGCATAGTCACCTACTTCTACGCCCGGATGCCCCTGACGTGGTTTTGCTCCAGACACAGAAAGCTCAATACGCAGCCCTGAATAACCTTCTTTAATCACCCTGGCAAAGATGGCTGTCTCCAGAGATCCGGTTTCCAGCGGGGCCATTGCACGGCTGAGACGCTCAACCAAACGCGCCAGCTTTTCCATGTCCCGAATAAGATATCGCTTAAATGCTTTCTGGCTGTTGTTGAGTCGATTCCCCGCACGTTTGAACTGATGCGCATCGTATTTCAGACCCATATATTCGCCCCTACTTCAAGATGCCCTGGTCTTCCTCGTAGCCCCCAGCGGCGATGAACACTGGACACCTTTAATTTTTGACCTTCAAGGATCAGTACATCATCAAGTTGTACAGCCGCTTCCAAAGGGACAACTAACACAGCATCAAACAGCTCCAGACTCGCCTTACCACGACTACCAGAGCTATCAGCACGAACTGACGATTTCTCATTACTCTGTTCGAACTTAACCACGCCGACATTCGTCTTCCTGACGAATTGTAATTGCGCCTCACCGTAAACGTTCTTTGCGCCAAAGCGGTAGATCGCAATTTCTGTTTGCCATGAAATATTCATGCTCTCTCCCTGTTGTTGTCGGTCGCTCTCATTACTGGCCAAAAACCCTTTAGACCAAAAGTAAATAATGCGACTGGCGTTACGCACGGCGAACAATCATACGGTTGTTGATGTAACTGACCAGCAAGCGCCAGGTACTGCGAGCCACATGCACGTTTGCAGCTTTACCGGTACGGTACATGTTGGTTGTTTCACCGATTGACTCTGACAAAATGCCATCCTCTCGTGCTGCGGCAACATCATTGCCATTTGCGATCTCACACGCTTCGTTGACAACGGCAAGCATCAACGCTTCTTTGAAGTAGTCAGGGAACTCTTCAAACTTCTCCTGCGTCATCTTTTCCCAATCGACTAAATCATGCCGGTACGCTCCATCTGCTCCCCACGGAATGTCATACACATTCAGCATATTTTGAGGGCGATCGTATCGGTCAAAGTCGATACGTAGAATTTTGCGGATTGAGAACGGTAAAGTTTTAATTCGTCTGGTAGCCTCAATGAGACGCTTGCGCATTAAGCCTTCACCATCCGACAGCAAAGTGTCCCCATTCAGCATATCGATCGCCTGCATTTGAGCATCAGCGACAGTTGCAAACGACTGTTCTGGTATCGACAGTTCAAAACTATTCAGCAGAACATACATTTGCCGCTCTTCATGCATCAGACCCGATGCAACAGCCTTCACAATGACGTACCGCAGATCGCGTTCTTTCTCAGAGAGCTGGTTATATTCAGCCGACACGACAACCGGAATCGACATTTGACCGCTGGTGATTTCTAGCGGCTCGCCATCAACGAGAATAGCCCCGGTGCTGTCCTTTACTGTGTAGGTAGCAGATTCGATATCCAGCACGTTGAAGGCAAATGAAAGGGAAACAGCTTCACCGCTACGATACGAGTCGATCTGCGCCATTACTCACCGCCTTGTGCTTTCAGGATGCCTTCAATCATCTCGACAATTCCTTTCGCTTTGACACCAACCTGATTACCAATCACACGTAGACCGGCAATGCCTTCATTGTCTGCAATTGACTCCAACTCTTCTCGTGTGAAAGTCTGGATCTGTTTGGCCGGTTCATCTGGTGTCCCACGTTTCATTGGCACAATGTCAGGTGCTGCTGGCTCGGTAATCAGGTCTGCGGTCAACTCGCCACGATCACTGTATGCGGCAGACGGAGAAACATTTTTGCCCTCGACTGTTGATGCTCGCATTGAGGCACAAATCCTTTGCTGATCGATAAAAGGCAACTCCGCTACGGACACCCCGTTCTCGAACTGAACGCCGCACAACATTCCCGAATAACCGGAAAATTGCGGTTCTAATAAAACAATTTTTGCTGGTTTCATAACGCATTCTCTCTACATGGGCGGCTTTCGCCGCCCAATATTGATTATTCCTGTGCAGCAGTGACTTCTACGGTCGCTGTCGCTTTGTGGCTACCATCTTGGGTAGTAACCTCGATTGTGGCAGTACCAGCCGCAACGCCAGTTACAACACCGGTTTCGCTATCCACCGTTGCAAACTCGGTATTTTTGGATTCCCAAGTAACGGTTTTATTTGTTGCTCCTGCCGGCTCGACATTTGCGGTCAGCTGAACAGTTTTGTTTGCCTCAACGGTTGTGCTATTTGGGTCGATTTCGACGCCGGTAACAGCCACAACAGGCGCAGTTACTTCCACCGTTGCAGTTGCCTTTTTGCTGCCATCTTGGGAAACGATCTCAATCGTCGCAGTGCCAACTTCTACACCAGTAACGTTCCCGCTCTGGTCTACCGTTGCCTTATCTTCATTTTTGGAAGACCAGGTAACAGCCTTATTCGTCGCATTTGACGGCTGAACATTCGCTTTCAGACTGACTGATTTCCCTTTCTCAACAGACGTTGATTCTGGCGTTACCGTTACGGATTGAACGGCTACCGGATTTACGGTGACTTCCACTGAAGCGGAAAGCTGGGTTTCCTGATCAGTTGCAGTAATTTTTACTTTGCCTGGTGCTACGCCAGTTACTAATCCAGTGCCGTTAACGGTTGCAATTTGGTCATTGGCTGACTTCCAGGTGAATGAACTGGCACTCTTACCCATACTAATACCTGCACTAAGTTGAACAGTTTTCCCAACCAAAACTGACGGTGAAGCCGGGGTTATGTTTACGGATTGGGAGAGGGGAACCGCCTGCAAACAAGCAGATAGCTGACTTTGTTGCCGCTCGGTTAAAGGTTCATCGGAGATAGAATTGGTAAATCCGGCACGGCACATATGCCCCGTAAAATCCGAAAATGCCTCTTCCGTAATCTTCATCTTTTGTTCTGGCATTTCTCGCTCCTACAAAAAGGGTGGGCGTATAGCCCACCCTTTAACATAGATAACTACTTATCTACTACACTGATTAAATTTTTACATTGGTCAGTGCAGCGATAGCCTTATCGTGCTTATTCGCCAGAGAGCAGTACCACTTCACACGGGTACGTACTGCGTCTTTGTTCTGTACAGTACCAATGTTTTCAACAACGATACCTGCGTTGTCGCCGCCATACAGACCAGTAACGCCGTTCTCTTCTGACAGATGCAGGCAGTAGATGCTTGCTTTGCCAGAATCGGTCGGGATGAAGTCGTTGATGATGAACGGAACGCCGTTATGACACAGCATCGGACGACCGAAGTTCTCCATCATGATTTCAGACGGACCTACGTTTACTGTACGCAGCAGCGCACGGTAAGCACGCAGGTGCTCTGAACGCATCATGATGCAGTCAGCACCAAGATCTTTCACCGCATCGACCAGTTCGTCGAACATAGAGAAAGTCATAGATGCACCGGCGATATCGATCTTCTGATCTGCGTGCATCAGGCGTGGAATGCCGTCAAACGCCTTGTTGTTGGAGCTGGAGTCACCCAAAATCAGGTTGCGACGGAACGCACGAGCCAGACCTTTAACTTTCTGACGAACCTGAATAGCCAACTGGTTGTTGGTGTCGGCCATAGTGGTCGCCAGGAATTTATCAACGTCTACGTCACCTGCCAGAATACGCAGTTTCGCAACGCATTCTTCGAAGGTTGCTGCACCTTCAGGGATGGTGTCGTTAACGTCGATGAAGGTAGCTTCACTCAGCGTTTTTTCACGGTTGTACAGATATGCCTTTGAATTAATTTTCATAAAAGGCAGGATGGCAAACAGGTCATCGCGATCGATGATGGTTTCAATCACGCCCTGTTCAAGTTCGTTGTTAGACAGCTTTTCAGCTTCTTCACGCAGTAATGGCATCTATCAATTCCCTTTGATTTAGATGTTACTTAAGTCCAATTTTCCCCAGACCGGAGGCCAACTTATCCATAGTCGACTTGTTCTTCGGTTGGGATATTGTGTAGGTCGATTTGGAATGTGAGCCTACACCCTGCTTGGCTTCGCTACGCATCAATGCGTCAGCTTCCGGATCTGCCCGCACAATGCGTTCAATCGCGGATTCAAACGGCAACGGCTTACCTTCACCGTCAACCAGAACAGCTCGTTCTTTGTGACCTGCCGGTTTGTCATAACCCACTACGCTACCGTCTTCACCCACTTCAAAATGAGAACCGTAGATCACGCGGGCTTTTGCCGGAGTCATCAGAACTTTGTCACGTAGGAAGAGAGAGTTACTGAAGGAAGCGCCCACGGTCATCTCGACTAATTGAGATTTCAGTGATGCGTTTTCACTTTCCAGTGCTGCATAACGTTCGTCACGCTGTGCCAGCTCTGCCTGGTGTGCTTCGATCATCTGTTTTTTAACAGCATCGAACTCACCACGACGCTCCAGTTCAGCTTGCTCCGCCTCACGACGTGCGTTTTCTGCGGCCTGTTCAGCTTCTAAAAGCTGGCGAGCACGAGCCGGATCGATATCACCGTACTGAGCAAGCTGATCGGCCAATGTGCGCTCTTTCTCTTTGCGCTTCATGTTCTCCTTCAGCAGTTCAGCACCAGCTTTCTTGGTTTTACGAAGTTCGGCCAGTAACTCTTCCTGAGTCATGCCAGCGTATTCGTCATCGCCCTTCGGCTGCTCTTTTTGTTCACCCTGTTTGTCAGGATCTTGTGTACTCTGCTCATTATCAGCAGCTACACCGCCAGCGCCTCCACGCTCATGCGCTTCAGCGACATCCATCAGACCACGACGGGCCAAAAGCATTTGCCACAGATTCATAAAAATTCCTTTTGTTACTTATCACTCGTTCTCTTGAGTAGATGAGTCCCCATTCCCTCGGGGTTGATCTTGCCCGCTTTCTTGGGCTGCACCACGATCATAAGTAAGTACTGACTTATTTTCAAGGGTATTTAGATCATTTTTTGGAGGAAAATTCAAGAGATCTTTATCAAATTCCTTTTTCATCGCCTCAGTAATGTTCGGGAAAATCTTCTCAATAAGCATTTCCATCTGGTGACGACGTACAGAGTCCGGTGCCTGAAGTAATGACAGTTTCTCGGCAACAGAAAATTCATCAGTAAGGCCACGAATATCGAAACTTTCTGGATACGCAATTAAAGAGTGGTCTTCGTCCAGATCTACCCCCATCCATTTCGCAACCAGTAGCATGATTTGGCGTTCAGCCCTTTCCAGACGCTCTGCTTTTGTGACAAGCAAGCTATTTACACGCTGGAAGTCATACATTTTTGCGGCACCAGATGAGTTATCGATTCCCTGTGCGTTGTCCTGCTTCGTTCGCTCACCAGCTACACCAACTGAATGGTAGATTTCGTTAATCACCGTCTTAATCGTAGTGATGATCATCTGAGCTTGTTTCGGGTCTGGTGACAGATAAAACGGCTGGTTTCCACCTTCAGAATCGTAGGTGAAGACTCGCTTTGTGCCCATTTCAAGCACTTTAGTGTGGTTTTCATCACCAGGTAAAAGCGACTGTACTGGTATAGCCAACTGGCTAAATGTCTGATCCTGAATAATGGCATCAAGGTTTGACAGATAGTTTGCAACCGCACGATCAAGATAAGCGATATCATCGATCAACGATGGGCTGAAATACGGTGATTCACTTTCTCCAATACAATCAACAGGAAACACAGGAACTACGCCGAGATTATGCTCACCGCTATCCTCTAAAATAACTTTTGCCTGACGGCGACCTGCTCCACCAGCGCCCTTCTTCACTTCCTCACGGAACAGATACCACTCGTTTTGTGTCCACAGACGATAACGTTGGTATTCCTGACCTGTAGAAGTAAAAGGATCTGCGTCATCGCGAGCGACTTCCACAATTAACGCCCATAACATATTCCCGTCGTCGTCCCATGCCACATCCAGCATTTGCTGAGGTGAAATCCAGTAGGCGTAGGCGCGAGCATCTTTCTTTTTCTCGTCAGCTACTGACTCAACATCACCACTCATCGTGCTATCGACAACAACCCATATGCGACCGTAAATAGACGACTGCAAATCAATAGCGGCCATAAATGAGTCAATAGAGGCATTCTGGCGAGTCGCACGTTTCCAGAAATTGCGGATCTGCTCTGGTGCCTCTTCGATATTTCTATGAATGTCTTCTTTAAAGAGATATTTGTTGATGAGGTTTACCACCTCACGAGTGTGGTTGAAGCGATAAGCACGTTCAACTCGCTCCTTAAACTCCTGATCTCCCTCTTTAAAGTAACGAAAGATATTGTCTGTAAACCAACCACGCCCGCCAGCGTAAGTGCTGGCGAGGAAGTCCCAATGTTCTTTTTTCTTTTCGTATTCCGGGTGGCGTCGCGCCACCAGATCCTTAATTTGTTTGTCGTTCAATTCCATTTGAATAACCTTAGATAATTACTTACCTATCGAGAACCACCAAGAATAACACGGTTTTTGACTGGATACCTACGATGTACTGGATAGCCCAATGCGTCTGCACTATGCTCAATGCCACCTGTCTTATCCATATCTCGTGTTCCAGGCTTGTAGATGACTTTTTCCAGTGAATCAATCAAATGCTTGCACTTCGGATCGATATACAGCCGGATATCTCCAGATGCGGTCATCAGCATTCGGTTAACAGCATTAACACGATCCGCAATTGGCGGGTGCTTTTTCGAATAATCGACACGTAAGAATCCCTTCTCTTTGAATATGTCGACGTCAGACTCCCCGCGAGCATGTTGGCGATAAGCACCTGCCGGATCTGGAAATACCGTTATCTGTGATTTCCAGCGCCAGAAGCGTCTCTCAAGCTCATCACAAACCTCTGCCGTGTTAGAGGAAAAGAGCACCAATTCATCAATTGCCCATAGCTCACCATTTGGCTGAGGTTGCAAAATTACGGAAGACATCGGGTCAATGTTGAAGTCCTGCCCTACCCATATAGGCAACCGAGGGTTGAACTGAAGCGGTTTTACATGCACGTTACGATCGAACGGGTAGTAAACGCGCCCGGACATGTTCTCAAAGCTGGCCAGGTACTCCTGAGCGAACGATTTGGGGTCCATATCGTTCTTAGCAGCTTCAATTTCCGCCGTAGGTACAAACGGAGAATCGGCAGTTACAAACTGCCAGCTCTTCCACTGTCCCTTTCTTTGCAGCTCTACGTTCTGGCCTATAGTCCACAGTTTGTGAAATTCCGAGAAGCCTTTTGGCGTACCAATGATCAGTGCACCGCCGCGTGTCGATGAAAGAGTAGGTCGTAACACCTTGTACCAAGTGTCAGCCTTCATATCCTGAAATTCATCAAGCACTACAAAATGCAACGCTACGCCGCGCAGAGTGTCAGGCTTATCAGCACCTTTGAGGGCGATCTCCGAACCGTTCTTCAACACGATTGTCATCGTGGTGTCGTTCTTTTTCCTAACCCACTTACGAGGCAGAACTTCCTGTAGATCGTCCCACAAAATCTGGCGAGCCATCTGGTAAGTAGGAGCGACATACCAGACCCTTTGCTTTTTTTCCTTTGCCGCCGCACGAATAATAGTGGAGATCGACAACCGGGATTTTCCCCAGCGTCGACCAGCACAAACAACTTTAAATCGATGCGGAGACTGGAAGACTTTCATCTGTCCAGAATGCAGTTGCACAAGACTGAGCGAGGACGGGATTGCCATTATTCGTCCTCCCCTTCACTTCCATCATCTGTCGCATCAAATTCGCTTAGAGCTTCTTCTTCCAACGTCTCAAGCAATTCGTCATCGATGATTTCAGGCTCGTCGTCTTCCTGACGTAATTTCGCCACCTGGGAAGGCGTAAGCTCACCAAATACCAGATTCGGAATTTCTTCCTCGTCATTTTCCGCATGATCCATGCCCAATGCTTTGGACGAAACTTCAAAGCATTTTGCAAGGGTATTACTGGCTCTCTGTAAGCTCTTGAGAGAATCCTCAATCGCCCCTAAAGGCTTACCCTCACGTTTGGCCGTAGTGACTTCGACCATCACCATCTGCCCCAACGCATACGCCCAGCCGTCATAACGTGTACGACGTTCTTCTATCTTTTCTGCACGGGCTTTAGCGCGAAGCTCTGCGTCAGATTTAAGAGACTCACGAACCATCTTCCCAACAGAGTCCGCGCCTTTCTCTAATCCTCGCTTTTTGAAATGTCTGGAGAGTGTTTCACGACGAATGCCGTACTCTTCCTCCAGCTTTGAGAGTGTATATTCGCCTGACGTCCATTTGGCTTCAGCTTCGGCCCACTCCGCTGGTGTCAGGCGAGTTTTTACCTCGTCTTTTTCGACCGTCATAGATCCCTCTAAAACACACAGAGCGCGTCCATGCGCTCTAAAACAACTTGTTTACTGCATCTGCTAACCAACTTGTTTTCTGGGGTGTTTAATTAGGTCTGGCATGTCTTACGAAGCCTGCTTCCGTATATATTTAATAAGTTACTTATTATTTATATATACAGATGCAGGTCTTTAAATAAGCTCCCAGACCGATTACATCACCAGTAACTTCGCTTTGGCTCGACCTAAAGTGGTTAACCCAAGAGTTCGGCGGTGATAGCGATTGTCACTGCGTTGGCGCGTATGCCCTTTCTCCACCAGCCCCTTTTTTATCAGAGCGCGAATTGAGAACTGGATACTTTGCTTGGTTGTCTTGTACGGCAAAACTTCAAGCAATTCGTCCAGGTCAAGTAGATGACCTCGCTCATAACCGAGATTGAGCGTTTTGATGATGTCCTTTTGTTTATCGGTTAACGTCATGGCAAATCCTTATGCCGGTAAAGCAATTTCTAACGGTTTATCCAAAGGTTGTTTGTCGAATGCCAGCAGTGGCAGCGTGTCAGGCAGTCGACGGCCAAAGTCAGGGTTTCGGTACACACCATACAACGGAGACGTAAAGCTCAGGTTGTGAATGTCCTTGAGCAGCTTCACAATGCTGGCCTCGTCCACCAGACTGTCGGCAATGTCCTGAATCGTCGTGCCACGATTCCGCCCAGCTTTTGCCAGGGAACTGTTCTTGTGGTAGTCCGCCACCAGATCACGCAGTGCACGGCGACGACGAGACTCGCTCATTGCGAACAACTCTTTGACGATCGCCTCGTTATCACCCGGGTCGGAACGGAAATGGCGCTGGAATACACGCAGTGCACTTTCATAGCTCTTCGGTCGCTCAGGGCGGATGAACTTAAACCCTGCTTTCATGGCGAAGGGATTGTATTTGCTCATCGAGGACTGGATCTCAATGATTGGCCGGTCATGCATCCTGCTAACCAGGTTAATCATTCGATAAGAGACGCCTACGCCACGATACTGAGTATCCACAACTGAGCGACTGATCACCGCAAAGTTGTTATTTACGTACCGACCCCAGTACTGGTTAGCCACGGTGGTATTAGTGGTTGGTTTCAACTTAGGAAACATGCGGTGGCGAGGTGCCAGCAGTAGTTTCGGGTAAGCCATAACCACGACGCCCACCAGACGGTCATCAAGTTCGCAGCGATAGTAAGTTGGCGCGAAAGGTTTGCCGTCTGTTTTGTAGTGAAGCGACTTAAGAGCGTGCCAGTCCTCTACAGTTCCCTTTGTGACAGTCATTCGCTCCAGAAAGTCCAGATGACGCGGAAACTCTTCAGGGCGGTAGCGTTTAATGATGATGTCCGTCATAAATGAACCTCATCATGACTACCATTGTGATATTCCACCTTCACGCGTTCTTTGTAGTGCTTGGTTATCTGCATATCCGGGCGCAGCGCGTTCTTCAGGTCTTCGTGAGTCGTCGCCACCATTACCGTTGCACCAACCTTTCGAGCGGCACGCTGGAGGTTAGATGCCACAACCTGAGCGGTTACACGGTCTAGAACAGCACCGAACTCGTCAGCAGCCCACACTTTAGCGCCTGACTCAATCAGTTTGGCAATCTTGAGACGATATTTCTGACCGTCTGACATTTCAGAAGGCTTGCGAACAAACAGATATGCATCGTTCAGACCAGCCATAGATAACAACCCAAGCGCATCGCTGGTCGTTTTGCCCAACTGATCGATGACGTTAACCTCATTATCGAAGGTAAAATCATCGATGGAGGCTACAGACAGCCCTTCATCCTTCATCTGTCGTTGCAACTCGCGCAGCACAACGGATTTGCCGGAACCGGATTGGCCGGTGATGTACACCACATCGCCCTGCTTCACTTCCAGCTCCAGATTGTCGTAAAGCGTCCACTCTTTTTCGTCCAGGCCAAGCCCGAACGACTCAGCGATTTCCAACGTGCGCGTGGTTTTATTTACGCGTGTCTGAAACGATACGTTGATGATGTATTTGCTCATGCAGCCATCTCCCCGGAAGAGATCTTCTCCGCATATGCCACAAATGCGTCTACCCCGCTTTCTCCCGTCATTTCTTCCATGTGGGCAAGCAAATCACCAACAACAATGGCAGAGCCAGCAGGAAGCGTTTTAAAGCCCAATACGTCGACAACACGTACTTCTTCCGCTGCAACTTCACGACTGATCTCGGTGTGTTCATCCTTCTGTCGTTTAGTTTCTTCGCCAAGATCGATAACTAGCGAGTCGGTGTCCATTTCTTCTGTCATGCTGCCAACGAGAACATTCAACTCACGCTCTTCAAAGCCGAAAACCTCGATATCGTCCAGAACAAGCGACTCAAGCTCTTTCTGTAGCTTAATTGCATCGTAATCAATGCTGGCAAGTCGGTTATCTTCAAGGCGCTTCGCACGAACCTCGTCATCACTGAGATCATCGCGAACAATAACCGGTACGCGCTCAAGTCCAGCAAAAATTGCAGCCTCACGGCGGCCGTGGCCAGTAATAATTACGTCGTTCTTATCGACCGTAATTGGCTGGTCAAATCCGCGCTTTTTAATGGCTGCGGCTAGATCTCGGATCTGCTGTTCATCATGCTTTTTGGCATTCATCTCATAGGGAATAAGATCTGCCGGGTCGCGATATACGATTTCAAACTTTTTGGTCATTACATACGCTCCTTGTAGTAGTCGACCAGCCACACCAGAGCCTCACCAGCGTTCTCCATTTCATTACCGGTGTTAATAGCCTGCTCTTTGATGATGTTTTTTATGGTTTCTGCAACACGATCTGACGCATCGAAAGTTACTTTGAAGCGCATGGTCTGATGTTCCGCCCCCACACGTTCGGTTTTCTCTCGTTTGTCGGTATCGACAGGCTCATCACTACCACGAGACAACGCCTCCAGTGCTTCAAGGTCGATTGCCGCCTCTTTTGCTAAAACCATCGAGATTTCGTCGTCATACGGGGCGATTTCAGACAGTTGATAGTCAAGTTCTGACTGAATTTCTTCAATGAAGCGTTGCAATGCGATTTGGTCGTCTTCACCGTATCGCTCGTTGTCCACCAGTGACATCTGTTTAGCTACGACATCGCTAATTTTGCCCACAGAAAGCACTGGAACCGTTGAAATTCCTTGCTCAATAGCGGCACGCCAGCGATGTTCGCCGCCGAGGATTTCAAAAAATCCATCTTCAAGTTCACGAGCCAAAATTGGCTTAAAAAAGCCCAATTTTTCGATAGAACCTTTCAGTTTTTCAAAATTCTGCGCACCAACCGAATTGGTGTTCCAGGTATTCGGGCGAAGGTTGGCAACATCAACCTGCAAAATCGTGATTTTTACATCCATTTTATTGCTACAATCCACTAAGTAATCACTTACTTATTATAATAGCCAAATAACATACAAAAGGCACTAAGGAAAGAGGTTTATGACTGTTCGGATTGTATCTAACGCAGTTAATGCGCTTATTTCTGGCGCAGATGACAAGGTAAAGCAACTGGTGCAACAGATGTTGAGCTACGAAGTCGAGACTGGCGACTGGAAGGGCACAAGCACAATGTTCAACTGGAGTAAAAACTCGTTCCCTGCAGGCTTTGCCAAGCCTGTAGCGGCGAACTTGAACAAGGCGGGCATCAAATGTGTTCATATCCGCAAAGACAAAGCCCCGGCGCTTGGTAAACCAAATCCGGCGGTTAACCCATTCCCATACAATCCTGATTATGCGTATCAGGATCAGACTGTGGAAACACTGGTTCGAGAGGGAATGATGATTGCGCAGATCGCTACTGGTGGCGGGAAATCTAACGTTGCCTGCAAAGCAGCTGCACGTATCGGTCGAATGACATTATTTTTAACAACCCGCTCTGTTCTGATGTTTCAAATGGCCGAAAACTTCCAGAGATCCATCGACTACCGCGCCGAAAATGGCGAACCGTGGTTAAAAGACCAAAAGGTTGGAGTCATTGGCTCGGGTGAGTTCCAGGTATCACGACATATCAACGTCGCTACAGTTCAAACTCTTGCAAGTTTCCTCGAAGAACCACCACGCGATGCAACACCAGATAAGAAAAGCTACCACCTCAAACGTCGGGAGTTGGTGAAACGCTTCCTTTCAAGTGTCTCTCTTCTTATTCTGGAAGAGGCGCATGAGTCTTCAGGCTCAAATTTCTATGACATCGCCAGATTATGTGTGAACGCAGACTATCGTCTGGCGCTTACAGCCACGCCGTTCATGAAGGATTCGACGGAAGCCAACATGCGCCTGATGGCGGTGGCCGGGCGAATTGAAATTAAAGTCACAGAAAAGTACCTGATTGATCGAGGCATTCTGGCAAAGCCGTACTTCCTTTATCATAAAGTTGCCTACAAGCCAGACGAGGCCAGAATCAAGGCCGAACTTGCCAACAAACACCTCAATTTTAGAGTTGGTATGAGCACCGCCTACCAAAAGGCTTATCAGTTGGGGATCGTGTATAATTTGGGACGTAACGAGGCCATTGTTCGCGAAGCATTGCTCTATAAGCAACATTCTCTCAATTGTATGACTCTGGTTCGTCTTAAACGCCACGGGCAAATCCTGATGGAAATGATGAAAGAGTCCGGCCTTAGAGTTGACTTCATCTATGGGGAATCTAACCAGGCGACAAGGCAAGCAAAGCTGAACAGTTTAGCGTCTGGAGAAATAGATGTTTTAATAGGCTCGACTATTCTGGATGTCGGTGTTGATGTGCCAAGCGTTGGTGCGGTCATTCTTGCTGGTGGTGGGAAAGCAGAAGTTGAAATGAGGCAGCGTGTCGGTCGTGGCTTACGAGCCAAAAAAAATCAGGCAAACGTGTGTTTTATCACTGATTTCATTGACATTAGCAACAAATACCTGTTGTCTCACTCTTATGAGCGAAAACACATCATCGACACCACACCTGGCTTTGCAGAAGGTGTATTGCCTATTGATGGAGCATTCGATTTTGGAGTTCTGAAACGAGATTAGTTATGAGCGAAAAGAAAACAACTTATTGTCAGGTAGCATTGTCTGATAAGGCCAATGACAAACTTGGAAAGTTTCAAGTGAAACTAAAAGAAAAAAATATCAAAATGTCTAAGGCTGAAGTCATAAATACCATTCTGGAACAATTGACAATGGCCGACTTTGACAAGGTTATATCTTCTGTCGGGGCTTCCGCTAAGACTCGTGAGAAAATCATGCGTATCTATGAGAACTCTAATATGACAAAGGAAGATCTCGAAACGCTATTAAGCAGATTAAAATAATCACGCTATCAATTAGGGAGACAAAGATGAAGTCTCCCATACTGTTCACTTTCTGTTCTAAAACTATCATGAAATACTCGCTTCTCCCTCTACTAACGTTACCAGTGTTGATGCTTACCGCGTGCCAATCACGCCCAATATCAATCCATGACGCCAAACCAGCACCGCAGGCCAAAGTGTTCAAGTATCAAAGCGCAGCGCCAGCTACGTTGGTGGTAATGAGAGACACAGGTTTTGTAGGAGCTGGATGTGATGCTTCCATTTTCATCAACGGCGAAACTGTCGCAAAACTGGCTACAGGCGAAAAAGCGACTTTCCATTTAAATGCCGGAGAATTAATTGTGGGTGCATCTCTTGAAGGTGCAGGTTTATGTGCTCTAAACCCCGCTCGTCAAGAGCGAGAAACGACTCTGAAGAATGGAGACACAAAAGCGTTCAGGGTGTTCACCAGCAATTCTGGTGACATCGACATTCTGCCAACAACTCTGTGATGACATGACAACCAAAGATATTACCTACGGTATCCAAGCTGAACTCTGGCCGCGAGATTACACTAACGTTGAAAAACTACTGATGTTCTGGCGCAGAGAACAAATTCCTGTAAGGGTCACTCTCGAAGATGGTCAGGCGTTTTGCATGTACGTTTATGGCCTCATGCCATCTCGCAACAAAGTTGACCTTTGCCCAGCCCCTTTTGACAAAGAAAATCGTATAAGGCTCCCACTTGAACGCATTAGTACAATTGAATCAGGTGTGGTTGACAGTATCGCTCACGATTTCAAAGGTCGATTAACAGTTCACCCTGATTATGTCGATAATCGGCCATCACACCGCGATTTTTTTGCAATTTGCAACCAAGCCTACAAAGCAAACAAATCTATAAGGGTGTACATGGCGGATGGCCGTGAAATTGAGGGGGTGTCAGCAGGCGCAGATGCTTGTCAGGTTACACTACGTGTCGAGAACGGTAGAAAAATAGTTGTTTTGTTCGATTGGGTTGAACGAATTTTGCCTTTTTGAGTTATGAAATCGATATTGTTACCACCATTATTTTTACTTTGCTCAGTTGCGGCAAATGCAATGGACTATAAGCCTGTCATTCAGTCGCTGATGAATGACGTGTGCTCAACGTCTCAGAATGTATCAGTTTGCATGTATCAATTTTCGGCAGCCGTAAAAGCAGGAAAAGCGATAGGTGAGAATGTGGAACTGTGTAAGAAAGTGGCAAATGAAGAACGGGCAATGTTGGATTGCGAATCTAGCGAGTCATCGGCACAGTTCGTTGATGCGCTATTTGACACCAATCGTAAGGCTGTAGAGTCTGTTCAATAAATCTATAAGGTTAATAACCGGCTAAGTCCGGTTATTATTTTTCACATCACTTCTTTATATCTACAAATCAAATAACCTAAATATATATAAGGTCGAAAGCCGGAATCGATTATTTATTTAGGGAACACCTTCGACGATCTCGCTTTTATTTCTAGGACTTTCATCCCTGCAAAAAATTTTAAAAAAACACTTGCAATCTTTTTTCGCGTATCGATAATTGAACTCGTCGAAAGCGAAGACGCTAACGACAATAAATTTTAAATTTACATAAGGAAAAATTATCATGGCTAACATTATCATTTCTAAAAAGTCCATCATTGAAGCTGCATCTATTGTATCCGACGAGCTGCGCGAAAAAGCAGATCTGGCAACTCAAACATATAACGAACATTATAAAAATGGTACGCACACTAAAGCAGACAAAGCAAATATGCAAGCTGCGACCACTAAACTTGCTTACTTCATCAACAACGTTGTAAACGCTGTAGAAGACGAAAAATTATGCTCTGTTTTTTACTATGCGATTAAAGCAAGCAAACAAGCGCCAGAAGTATTTTTCCGTGATGCAATGACTAATAGTTATTCTCTGGAAAAACTGGTTTATCTGGTTAAATCAATTAAATCTGGTAAATGCGTTTATTCCATCGCTGATATGTCAGGATCTCGTGTATTCGCTTTAATCGATATGATTAACGACGAGATCGACACGTTCACCAATGGCGCTGTTTTCGATTTAATGAATGAAGCTAAAAAAGCGTGTGAAATTAAATTGGACGCTGGCTATACTCAAGCCAACCAGTTGATCAATCTTTGCGAACGTCTTGGACTTGTTGAAAAAGTCAAAGGAGCTGGGAGCGCGAAAGCTGGTACTCAGCAATATCGCTTCATTAAAAATGATTTCTACAATTATTTAGCTGATGCTTTCAAAGCGTAATTAATGGAATCAAGCGCCCATTATGGGCGCTTTAAAGGAGCTTTAAAAAATGGTCAGCTATGACAAGATCCGCGCGGAATATCGCGCAAAGTATCGCGCTTATAAACTGGAATTAATCGATGATTTGATCGCGCAACGCGACCAATTAAATTTTACGTTTTCTGATTTGCTTAACAGCAAGCGAGATTGCAAGCGCAAACGTGAATACTTACGTTTAAGCGCATTAATCGGAAAACTTCAAAATTCTATTTAATTTTTTTAAGGAGCTTAATCATGTTTGTTCTTATCGCTGGCGTTAACGTCCATAACGAATATTATGTTAATCGCATCGCTGGGATCGCTGGTTACGCTGGGCGCGCAGTCGAGCTTATAGATGAAACGACGCGCAAAATTGACTTATTGAGCGACCAGGAGCGAAAAAAAGCAGACGTGAACGACGCTGATATATTTTTAATGTTAAAAGCGTTTGTAGAAATGGGATTTGAAATCAGTTTACATAAATAAAATCGAGCGCCCACTATGGGCGCTTTTTTCGTTTCCAATACTTCCACCATAACGCGCCAATGATGGCGCTTTTTTTATTGTCTTTGACTCACTCCAACAACATAAAAATAAGCGCCAAAATAACGCCACAGACGAGCTTTTATATCCTTACCAGTATATACCCATTACTTAGCGCATTAACGCGCTTAAAACGCGTTATATTGCGTTATGGTGTATGGTTAATCATTGGCTTTTAGTCTTGCTTTATGATCCGCGTTTATTTGTCGGCGCGGATCGGCATTTTGTTTTGTTCCGTATCCGCTCGCGTATTATGTGCGCGTGATTTTTCACATAATCACACCACTTAATCACGTATGTGATTATGCTACGAAAGAAATCTGGATGTCTCAGGCGACGAAAGTCATCATAATTTTCCCCGCTCACCTGTCCGACAACCGCTGGTTGGATTCCACCAGCTTCCCGATGTTTTTTTCTACACAAAGGCGAATGCAGCCGTTTCCCGAAAAAATCCTGGCCGTTTCCCGTCGGCTCATGAATGCGTTCCTTGCCGTTTCTGAAAATTTCCCTGCGGCAGCTGGTGGCTATAGAGAAAGGGCCGTTTCTGGCCCTCTTCTCAGTTACACGCCATCAAGGATGTGGATGCGGTTGCTTGCGTATACATTCAGCATAAAGTTAGCGCAAAACAGTTTCCATGTATCAACGCCAGCGGTATACGTAATGTTTTTGCATTTAATTGCATTGTTGGCGATCCGCATCCCCTGCGATACTGCTTCATCGTCGGAAAATTTGAACGACGATTGAGTTTTAATCCAGACAGAAATCTGCGTAGCGAACTCAATCAACTTGGACTGGCAGAATCGCCCGGAGCGCACCGGAAAGACGAACGTTCCGAATCCAGAATTTACCACATACGCTTTCTCAAATACCCGCGAGTAACGACGATTGCCAATGATGTCGCGTGCAATAATGCATTTTTCTTGTGCTGACAGTTCTACCGTCTCATTGTCGCGCCATGCACCAAGTACTCGTTTTTCAATGTCAGAGAACGTTACAGCGATATTGCCATGTGCGGGTGCGTTTACAGTAGCGATAAAATTCATGATTAATTCCTTATCGTAAATAACAAATTGTTTTCTTGTTGGTGTTAATTATCGTTGTACGAATAAGGCGTCAAAGTGGAAAGTTGCGGTAGCCGGACGGGAACAGGTGGGTTTGTCGGTTGCCTGGAGGTAAGAGGTTGGTGTTTTTAGCCTGCGGGAAACAGGATGGTCATTTAAGGCCACCAATGCTGATGGCCTTAATAATTATCGACCGATTACGCTAAGGATCTTTTCCTCAACTGATTTGTTGTTGCGACTAAACTGCCTTGCGTATCTGATGACAGAAGAGGCGTTTTGCTTTCTGACCATCTCGGCTCTTTCCTTCAGGCGTTTCTTGAAATCGCCCATATTTACCACCAGGCGCAGAAGGTCAGTTTATTATTGTGAAAGTCGTGGTTCTTAATCAGATCTTCCACAAGCTCTTTCAACTCCCCCACATCATGCCAGTAACCTTCATCGTACTCCTGACTGCCGAAGAAAAAACCTTCCCGAGTAGGCAAGTACTCTTCGCAATTACTTTCGTTTATGTGCATCAAATGAGCTTTCAGAAGACAAATGTCATTCATCGTTAATTCTAAAAGCTCACAATTTTCGACTTCACCTACGTTGCGCTCCATCCACCCAACGAGCGCATTGAACTTACGGAAGTAAGCAACCTGCTTTCTGGATGCCTCGTTATTCAGATCGTTTTTAGGCTGTGTCTCGATATAGATATCAAGTCCCATGATGGTTTCCTTATTAAGTTGCTTCAGTGAAATCATTTTCACAAATCAGATAAGGCAGAAAACAAATTGTTATCGGGTATAAGAAAATGGCGCGGTTTGCGCGCCATTTAAAGAGGATTAAGCGAATACGCTTTCAGGGATTAAGGTGTCAGCAGGAATGCCGGAGGTAATGCGCAGACCATACTGGCCAATCCAGGTGGTGCTGGTGTTCAGGCTGGAGGCGAATACGGTGTTAACCATATTCATCATGGTTTCAAACACCTCTTCATCAACCTGGCGGAAGTAGTTCTCGATTTTCAGCAGCAGCGGGTCAGTTGCATCGAGAATGGACTGGTATTGAGTCGCGTACTCGCCGCCGGAGGCATCACCTTTACGCACGATCGTACTGGCCTGGACTTCGGCACCAGTTTCGGTGTTGTACGTAACAACGGTGATTTTTGCCACATTCTTACCTTCGGCGGTTTCAGAGGCATAGTAAACATCAACTGTCAGTTTTTCGCGTTTAACGGTCATTTCACTCTCCGTAGTGTCTTGGTTATTTTTCTATTCTATGATCGTAAGTATGTACTTACAATACAAAAAAGCCCCGTAAGGATGGCGGGGCTGTCGTACGGTCGACTAATTACCACTTGCACATTATCAGGCTATTGCCATCACTGATGCTCTCTGAATTTCTTGCTGGGCCACGCGGTTAACTTCCATCAAGGCCAGTTCGAGCTGATGTTCCGGCCACATTCTTTGAAACGCCATCCAGCCTTTTCCACGCTGGCGACGAACATTCATTACATAACGAGTAAAGGTGTTTTTATCGAAAGACACCGCTGTTTCACGGAACAGACGAATAGAGGTTCCATTGGCAACGATGTCCAGCAAAGTTAATTGAGCAACCAGTGCAGGCTTCTCTTTTCTCTTCTGGTCTTTGTCCAGACCAAGAACCAATGATTTTTTCATCACAACTCCGTAAACAACTTGTTTTCTCAATGGCGTAAATAATACCAGTAAGAAAACGGCTACAAAGCATAATGATCAGGTGCATGGGCGATATGCAGGTTCTTCCCTGCGGCTATAGAGAAATTAAGCCAGCAATGCTGGCTTTGGTTGGGATTACGCGAATACCTCAAGAAACTCCTGAACGTCCCAATGCTGGACGAGGTGAAGATAGACCTTAGAAATCACGTCATTTTCGCTATCGCATGTGAAGTAGTACTTCTGGCTGCGGTTGTATGTGTCCACACAAAATTCGCTCATATCCATAAAGTCAGCATCTTCACCCAGGTCGCTGATCATCAAAGCAGGTGCATCATCACGAGTCATCAGCTCCAGCACCCATCTTGAATTAATCAGAGTGGAAGACCAACCTTCCAGCTCATAGAACTGGTCAAACTCTTTTTGAGTTAATTTCTTGATTTGGTTGATGTCGATATTTGCAAACATAAAGCAATCCTTAAACAACATGTTTTCTTGTTGGTGTTATTATCGCAATAACACACAGGCGAAAAAGGATTTTATTCCGGTGAATGTGGTTTTGGCAGTGAGTTTTCAGGTTCAGTATCGAGTACACTTTTTACATTATTCTGATTTAGTGGCCGAAGGTGGCTGGTGGGCAGAATAATCCTCTCCCCGAAAACCTACTGAAATCGATTGTGACCCGCTGACTGTCTGGCACAATTACGCTGTAGTTGGGCATTCAGAGGGAATCCAGCGGTAAGTAAGTTCGCCTGCACGTGAGCGCCTCTCTTCTTCCCGCACATTACAGGTGGGTAGCCGCAACTCTCCCTCACGCTATACCGGTACGCCGCCGTTCCTGAACCGGCATCGAGCCTTTTCCCGAAATCCACACAGGCAACTCGACCGTTTCCCTGAAAACCCCCAGCCGTTCCCCGAAGGCAACCCAGCCGTTTCTGTAGCGGGATGCAGCCTTTTCCCTGTATGGACCGAAGGCTGACCGTAGGGGTGTTACGGGGGATAAAATCAGGAGTTGAATAAATACGAAAAAGGAGGCGACACCCCTCCTTCCCTCCCCACTTATACATACCTGACTTCTTCGCTATACATGTTGTGTTTTCTTCGTGTTTTATCTGTCTCAACCTCTCTATAGTCGTTAATGCTCACTCCTTCCAGAACGTTCTATACGGCGACTATTTCTGTTGGTGAATTGGGTGTGTTGTTTTCTCTGTCGGTGTATGTGGTTTCGTTAGTTTTGCGGTGATTCTTCTATGGGGTGTTCTCGTCGTTTTGGTGATTGTTCTTCTCCGTGTATGGAGTAATGGCAGGTTGGCGATTCCTTTCGTTATTGTGTTTGAGTTGTTTGTCTGGAGTGTGTGAAGGCTTTTGTAGTTATTCGTGTATTGGGTAATGGCGTTTCCCGTGATTGTTATGTTTCGTGTCTTTTGGGATTGAGAGAAACCTTGCGGTTACAGGCTTCGTTGGGGTTTCAGCGGTTCAGGTGTTTCTTCGCTGTTTGGGTAATGGCGTGTCGTGGGTATCGCGCGTATGAATGTTTTCGGATTGCCTGTGAAAGTTAGGTTGGTTGTCCGGTAGCCTGGGGAGAAGAGGTGGGTCTTTTCGGTAGCCTGCCATAAAGAGGTTGGTTGTTTTGGGAATGGCATATGTGTTATTTAGTTGTTTTGTTATGCCTGAAAATAAGTTGTTTATATGGTTGTGTAACGCAACGGGAACGATTTTGAGCGTGTGTTTTTGTTGGTAGTGTGTTGAGTCGTCTGTGGTGAAAATTGGACGCTGTGGCGCTGTCTGCTGCGTAGAATTACGGGTATAAGAAGTGATGTGTGAAAACGTCAATTTTTTAGACCAAATCGGGTGAAAGCGTTGATGTTTCGTTGATCTGTTATTTAGTTGTTTTCTTGATTGTATAAACAACTATAACTTATTGATATTTAAGGATGTGATTGCGGGTATGGAAGGGGAGTAGTGGCGATCAACGGATTCTTATAGAAAAGAATCAAATTGTGACCGCCATTATCAATAAGTTACAACCGCTAGTTGTTCAGATAAACATTTGGAACACGGACGTAGAAGTTCCTGTCGCCGGTAAGTTCCAGAGTAATGTTAATGTCATTACCATTGTCTAGTGTAGCCGTTGCTCTATAGAACTTATCCGTCACCTTGTCCTCTATTGTCACCTTCATACATTTTGGTGCAGTCGAACCGTTATTCTCTTTCAGAATAGTTGTCACGAGAGGGCAGGCTGCTTCTTCAAGAGCAACCTCGTCCTTGTGTGGGATGCCGATGAAGATAATCCAAGCCAGCGACGCAACGATTATGATAAATGGCACTCTGCTGCCTTTTGTAATAGTCGCGCGCTTCCAGAGATAGACAGGCAGGAGGAATACCCCCCATAGAATTGAAGGTGGTTCACAGCCAGACTCCGATAGAGCCATTCTGTCAGCTACTAACAAACCGATGGTAGTTACACCCCCAATTATAATAGCGTAATTGGTATACTCTTCCGGCGATACTCCAAAGAAGAAAGGCATGAACGCTAGAATCCACGCATAAATGTTATTCAGAGGTTTTGTTTGTTGGTTCTGGGTTTCCATCACATCCATTCCATCACATAAAAATCGCGTTTATATATTATCAATTTTCTCACTTGTATAACCTAAATACGCATCCGTTTATCAATCCACCTTCCACAAACATCGGCTTTAGCTATGAAAAATAACAATCTCAAAGTGAAAACCATTATCATAGGAAACGATTAGATGAGATGGTCTAATTCATCATCTATCATTGCTTTAACACTTGAGTCATTAACCCCGTATTGATTTATGAACCGTTTCAGCTCCGGTGAAAACTGAAGGTAGATATCGTGAGCGTTTTTCACTGTAGGTTCAACGCCACGCATTTCAAGCGCCTTTAGTAGATATGAGTCTTCTTTAAGCATAAATTCTCCGTTGTCTAGTATGAAGCGATTGCCGGATTACCATTGCCAGCACTCTAGCCCTTCAACGACCGGTGCACCACAATCAAAATGTACAGAGTCAAAGCCTACATCAAGTACTTTCTGAATGTTCGCAATCGCGCCCTCGGATATACCATATCGACGCAACTCATCTTTCCAGTCATCGTCCTGTAACCCGGCGTGGACAATGCAACCGTACTCAATTTGTGAAACCCAATCCAGCTCATTGCTTGCGATCATGAATCGGCGAGCATCTTCCTCTGATGTATGAGATGAACTGATCAATGCCACCTGGTAGGCTTGGGTAATGTTCAACATTTCAACCACTCCAAAACAATTTGTTTTCTTATGTGGCTTATTATCTCAATCAACAAAAGGTAGAAAACAAATTGTTTTAAGGCTTGTTTAAATCAGGAGGGATTGTGTCTATATGAAAATGCCCAGCGTGTTGCCGGGCATTGCGAACAGAGGTTGTTTAATTACTTAACCTGGTGGCCAGGTTTAGCACCGACATCCGGGCTTAACAGGAAGATATCTTTCCCGCCAGGGCCAGCAGCCATCACCATGCCTTCGGAGATACCGAAGCGCATTTTACGCGGAGCCAGGTTAGCCACCATAATGGTGTGACGACCAATCAGTGCCTGTGGGTCTGGATAAGCAGAACGAATGCCGGAGAAGACATTGCGTTTTTCACCGCCGAGATCCAGCGTCAGGCGTAGCAGTTTGTCAGAACCTTCAACAAACTCTGCGTTTTCGATCAACGCCACGCGCAGGTCAACTTTGGCGAAGTCGTCAAAGGTGATGGTTTCCTGAATCGGGTCGTCAGCCAGTGGGCCAGTTACCGGTGCGGCTGTGGCTTTCACTTCTTCTTTGGATGCTTCCACCAGTGCTTCAACCTGCTTCATATCGATGCGGTTATACAGTGCCTTGAACGGATTCACTTTATGGCCCAGCAGCGGTTGCTGGATACCATCCCAGGTCAGTTCTGTATTCAGGAATGCTTCTGCACGTTCAGTCAGTTTCGGCAGTACCGGCTTCAGGTACGTCATCAGCACGCGGAACAGGTTAATGCCCATAGAGCAAATCGCCTGCAGATCGGCATCGCGTCCTTCCTGCTTCGCCACCACCCACGGAGCCTGTTCATCGACATAGCGGTTAGCCAGATCAGCCAGCGCCATGATTTCACGAATCGCTTTACCAAATTCGCGGCTTTCCCATGCTTCACCAATCACTTCAGCGGCATCAGTAAAGGTTTTGTACAGTTGCGGGTCAGCCAGTTCGCCTGCCAGCACACCGTCAAAACGCTTATTGATAAAGCCCGCGTTACGGGACGCCAGATTCACCACTTTGTTCACGATATCGGCATTCACGCGCTGAACGAAATCCTCCAGGTTGAGATCGATATCATCAATGCGCGAAGAGAGTTTCGCAGTGTAGTAGTAACGCAGGCTGTCAGCGTCAAAATGATTCAGCCAGGTGCTGGCTTTAATAAAGGTGCCGCGAGACTTGGACATCTTCGCACCGTTCACCGTCACATAGCCGTGAACAAATAGGTTAGTCGGCTTGCGGAAGTTGCTGCCTTCCAGCATGGCAGGCCAGAACAGGCTGTGGAAGTAAACGATATCTTTACCGATGAAGTGATACAGCTCGGCGGTGGAGTCTTTCTTCCAGTATTCATCGAAGCTGGTGGTATCGCCGCGCTTGTCGCACAGATTCTTGAAGGAACCCATGTAGCCAATCGGCGCGTCCAGCCAGACGTAGAAGTATTTGCCCGGTGCGTTCGGAATTTCAAAACCGAAGTAAGGTGCGTCACGGGAGATATCCCACTGTTGCAGGCCAGATTCAAACCACTCCTGCATTTTGTTTGCCACCTGCTCCTGCAACGCACCGCTGCGGGTCCATGCCTGCAACATTTCGCTGAAAGAAGGCAGATCAAAGAAGAAGTGTTCGGAATCACGCATTACCGGCGTAGCACCAGAAACTACCGATTTCGGCTCGATCAGTTCAGTCGGGCTGTAAGTCGCGCCGCAGACTTCACAGTTATCGCCGTATTGATCTGGCGCTTTACATTTAGGGCAGGTGCCTTTTACAAAACGGTCCGGCAGGAACATGCCTTTTTCCGGGTCGTACAGCTGAGAGATAGTGCGGTTTTTAATAAAACCGTTCTCTTTCAGGCGAGTATAGATAAGCTCAGACAACTGACGGTTCTCTTCGCTGTGCGTCGAGTGATAGTTGTCATAGCTGATGTTAAAGCCTGCGAAATCAGTCTGGTGTTCCTGACTCATTTCGCCAATCATCTGCTCCGGTGTGATACCAAGCTGCTGTGCTTTCAGCATGATCGGCGTACCGTGGGCATCGTCGGCACAGATGAAATTAACCTCGTGGCCGCGCATTCGCTGGTAACGAACCCAGACATCAGCCTGGATGTGCTCCAGCATATGGCCGAGGTGGATTGAGCCGTTAGCGTACGGCAGCGCGCACGTCACCAGAATTTTCTTCGCGACTTGGGTCATAGTAGGCATTACTTCTTTGTAGTGAAAAGGGGCTTGATAGTAACAAAATGGCCTTATGTCTGCCATGTGATAACAGCATTTCTCATAAATGATTAAATGTCGTAGCTGGAGTACACTACAAGGCGACAATTGCGCAAATTAAAATAAAGGAGACGGGATGAGCGAGTCCAAATCGCCGGATGCCCTGAGAGCAATGGTAGCCGGTACGCTGGCTAATTTTCAGCACCCAACCCTGAAACACAACCTGACTACGCTTAAAGCGTTACACCATGTTGCGTTGATGGATGACACACTGCATGTCGAACTAATCATGCCTTTCGTGTGGAATAAGCCTTTTGAAGACCTGAAAGAGCAATGTAGTGGTGATCTGCTCCGTATCACTGGCGCAAAGGCTATTGACTGGAAGCTGTCGTACAACATTGCCACGCTTAAGCGCGTCAAAAACCAACCAGGCATTAATGGCGTTAAGAACATTATCGCCGTCAGCTCAGGCAAAGGCGGCGTGGGTAAATCCTCCACGGCGGTAAACCTGGCACTGGCGTTGGCTGCTGAAGGTGCGAAAGTTGGTATTTTGGATGCCGATATCTATGGTCCATCAATTCCAACCATGCTGGGCGCGGAAAACCAACGTCCAACCTCACCTGACGGTACTCACATGGCACCTATCATGTCTCATGGCCTGGCAACCAACTCTATTGGTTATCTGGTCACCGACGACAATGCAATGGTGTGGCGTGGACCGATGGCCAGCAAGGCGCTGATGCAGATGTTGCAGGAAACTCTATGGCCTGATCTGGACTATCTCGTTCTCGATATGCCGCCGGGCACTGGTGATATTCAGTTGACGCTGGCGCAGAACATTCCTGTAACTGGTGCGGTTGTGGTAACTACGCCGCAAGACATCGCGCTGATCGATGCGAAGAAAGGCATTGTGATGTTCGAAAAAGTCGAAGTGCCGGTACTGGGTATCGTCGAAAACATGAGTGTGCATATTTGCAGTAACTGCGGTCATCACGAGCCAATTTTTGGCACCGGTGGCGCACAGAAACTGGCCGAGAAATACAACACGCAGTTGTTAGGCCAAATGCCACTTCATATCTCTCTTCGTGAAGATCTGGATAACGGAACACCAACCGTTATTAGTCGTCCAGATAGCGAATTTACGGCTATTTATCGTGACCTCGCAGATCGCGTTGCTGCCCAAATGTATTGGCAAGGTGAAGTAATACCTGGCGAAATCGCATTCCGCGCAGTGTGATAAAAAGGCGGTGCATTGCACCGCCTAATCAGTTCTCCTACATCACGGGACAATCATCAAACTCGCCACTTCTTGCGTCGTTGATAATGTGAGTGATCACACCAAACACGGCATTGCTGCCCGTGCATCCATCGTCATCCTTTGGCAATGCTTCCTTCTTACCGGTTCTTAAATCCTCCAGATGCTGACGTGGATACTTCCGGTATCTTTTTACGCGATATTCCCCATCCAGAGCGCATACAAGCAGAGAACCATCAACCGGGGTAAGTGAGGAATCGACCACCAGCAATGCACCCTGTAATATTCCCTCACGATGATGACTATCAGCTGCCCTCATGAAGTAGGTCGCTGAAGGATGTCTAATTATCTGCTGATCAAGAGAAATACGGCTCTCAGCATAATCCGCCGCAGGAGAAGGGAAGCCCATAATACTCGCCTCTTAATACTGTATATGCATACAGTATATGTTGAAGCTATATATTTTTGAACTCTATCTCTTAAAAAAGATGTTAATAAGATGCTAACTATTGAAAGGCATAAATATATACAATTCCAACAAACGTTATTTTTAACAAATTTTTTCTCTCCGTTGACTTTTGCGAAAGCCTTGTCTGGCCTAAATTGCGCGGAAGCTACTTTTTCCTTACAGAGTTATCCACAGAGTTATGCACTTGCATGTATAACCTATACACACTATCTTAATTCGCAAGACACTGATGTTGCGGTATTGAAGGTTCATTGGGTTAAAAATAGACATTAAAAAGCCCAGTTGACTAGGCTGGGCTTTTTAAAAGGAAACAGAGTTTGCGGCTCTGTTCCTGAGCCATAAGTATCTGGCGACTGAATTAAGATTAACCGAATGTACTGGATTCATCAAGAAACGTTGAGTGGTCATACCAGGTAATAATGGCCATTTACTAAACATCGTTGTTCTCAAAGAAGATTTAAGTCCAGGTTTTTGGTGACTCTAAAACCTTACCTTAACTCGAAATCGTGCCGTAAGTATCTGGCGACTACAGATATTGCAACTGCAAAGGCAAGCCCAAAGGTATTTGCAGCTAGGCGCGATAAAACTAAGTGAGGCCTGTTATGGTTAACTTACTGTTCAAAATCGTGCCGCCGATGTTCGCGATTATCAAAGCGATCATTGAGTACGTAAACCAGCGTCCATAACGCTAGTTGCTACAGGCCCCATCAAGAGCATGGGGCCTCTTTATCGTACTATTGCTTATTTTTTACGGACTGAGTTGTTCACTGCTCTGGCAATCTTCTCCCGCAATTGCTGCGTTCCGTGATACGTAACCGCAATATCCCGCAACTCGTTCACTAGTTCTCGAATTTGGTGATCTTTAAGCTCATTATTTGGGTGATTGGTAACAACTCTGGTTAATTCCCCCTTGTCTTTTGCTCTTACGTATGCAGCTCTTGTGCATTCGACCCATGTATTACCACCTACATTAACTTCGTAGATTAGGCTGGACTTATCTGTCAATTCGGAACAAATACGGGCCGTGGTCTGGCAACTAGAGCATTCGCAGTTATCGCGGAAACCGTGATCTACCGGTCGAGAAAGAGGTTTAACTTTTTCATCCAACTTCATCACAGCATCGTGATAAGCGTTCCAGCCGTCATCTTTACCAAGTTGATAAATCTCTGAAGGCTCCATGTAGTCTATATCGCAACCATCTTCATCTGATCTATCTGGTCGTTTCCCTGGTAATCGCTCATAAAAACGATTTCTGTCTCGACGTTCGGCTCTCAGTGCTAACGCAAGAAGTTGCTCAAGCGAGGTATTCGCACCAGCAATAATTTCATTGAGAATATCTTCTGTGAGATCTTTCGCTACCGTGCTCATTTATCTCTCTCAGTATGTTGCGATGGCGTAAATTTGACGACATCAAATATTTTGGATGGCATCAACTTTATCCGCGAGCTTAGTTCGGCTCTTCTCTGTAATGCGGTTAATAATGTTTTCGTTCTGACGCCTTCGTGTATCCTCATCCCTGGCACAAGGACTACATCGCAGGGGAGATGCTCAGGTGACAAATCATTTTGGGCATCACCAATAAGTCGTGTAATCTCTCTTTCAAGCCGACCGCCTAGCTCTGTTTTAGTGCAATGTTCTGACCAATCGCCAGCCTCAAGCAGCGCGAGAATGCTTAAAATATCGTCCAATAGATCAGTGGTATTATCGACTTCCTTCTGAAGCTCACCGGCTACTGATTTATGCATCATTCGTCATCCTCATCCGAGTCATCCTCATCACAGAATGAAAGTAGTGGGCTAGTCATTCGCCCTACTTGAGTGGCGTAGCCACGCCGACAGAGATTGCGCAGCACACTGTATATTTCGAACATCTCGGTTCGTTCATCGCCAACATCAAGCTCAGATGCTATAGCGTGGCATTCAGTCGCGAGAGCCGATATTTTCTGAAATAACTCTGCATTATTCACTGTTCGACTCCTGCGGCGTTCTGGTAGTTGCATCCAGTGTGTGACATTGCTAATCAGACCATATTCATTAGTTTGAGGATGGTTGCCGTTATCGTCTCCGTATTTAAGACTCTCCATAAAGCCATAATGCCTATCACCATTAACGCTCACAAAGCCGTAATAAGCAGGTATAACGCCGATCTCACACGTAACCAGTAAAGGAAAACTAGTTCTCCAATTTAGCTCGCCAATTACAGGCATTCGCTCACTACAGCTTATCCAACCATCCTTAGATGCGGCTGTATTGGCATAGGCCTTACGGTGCTTCTGTAGCTCTGTTGCAATCGCTCTCACGACTTCAACTGGTGCCCTTGCAGCAAACTCAATGTTGGTGATCAGCTCATTAAGATATTTCTCGCTTGGGTAGCATTTCTTATTGTTAATGGTGGTCATTAGGCAGCTCTCTCAACAACAAGCAATTCGTCGTAGTCATAATCAGTTTCGGAACCATCCGTACCGAACAGAGTCACTTTGTCACCTTCCATCCATAAAGATTTAACCGCACATCGTTTGCCTTTAGATGTTATGACCACATCACCTGGGGTTACATCTTCAGCGCGAATTTCTACTGTTCTCATCATGCTGACCATCTTTGGTGAAAACGCCTGATGCAATACTGTTTATGATGCTGTCAGTACAGGGAGTAGAAAGCTGGGCATCTCCAGCTATTTTCATGACTTCGACATCCGCATATCGAATACCGAGGTGTATCAGACCTGCTATACCTGACTTAAGTCGAACATTTTCCAGAAACAGATCCTTTTCCCGCTGTTTAATGGTCTCCAGCTCAACACGCAGTTTCTCAAGCGTTAGGGCCATCTCTACGTTCTCCTGCTCAAGACGTCGGATGTGTTGCTGTCTTTTATCCAGTTCGTCCAGCAGTGCAATCACATCGGGATCACTATCATCAACTACTGTTACGCGTGATTTTTCATAATGTTCGTCTGCAAAAGTACGTCCTATCTTAAAATATCCATCATCACTCTCACCGGAGCAGGCATAAACGACATGTGCTCCAGATATGCGCTGTATTGACATTTCCTCGCCACAAACAGAGCATCTAGGCGCTGGTTTTTGTGAATAACGCTCACGTAACGCCAGGTAGTTAATCTCACTCACTGTCTATCTCCTTTACGTAGCTCGGCGGCAAAAGCTACTGCGTGATCATGATGTTCAAGTGTGTATGCACACTCCGCAAACATCTCCACGCCCTGCGCACGTACTTCAGCCAGAAAAGCATCGGTGGCTGGAGTCTCCATTAATTCGCTAACCCAATTATCTCCGTGTTCCTCGGCACACATCTCATCGAATGCTCGCTCAGATTCTTTCAGGGCTGCATTCTCCGCCGCTAATGCGTCTCTTTGCGCCCGCAACTTCTCAATTTCGGCAGCCATGTAGTAACCAACCATAGCGAAGACGGCAAAAGAGTTGTCTGCCTCATCAGGCGACACTGAGGCCATTAGCAGGCCATCGTAAAAATCGTGACTCCCATTGGTGATCGCCACCGCATAGGAGTCGTGGTTCTCGCGCTTGTGAATGAGAACTACGGGATTTTCGATTTTGTTACTCATGTGTTTTTCTCTTCTTTGCTGTTACATAAGCACTACCAAGTGCTGGTTTATTTTCACAAATAAGAAAATGTAGAAAACAATTTATTTAAGGCCATAAGTTATGGCCTTTATTTATTCATGCAGAAGGATTTGTAGCGCCTAATTGCCGGATAAAATGGGTTGAGGTGCTTGCCAGTAAGCTCCACCGTCCCATGTGAACCCCATGCGAATAAGAGTGTTTATTGCGGCTTTGGTAGACTCTGATTCGACGCTGACTTTTCGAAACTCTTGAACCTCTTTCGCCAACTTGTATGTAATTGTGCAGGGGACGATTGCAGCCCAGCCTTTCTCATGACTGTTAATGACCATCTGGATGTGACCATCCAGAATAGGTTGATCAGGCATGTTATTGAAAACGTCTGCCTGTTTTTGAATGTGAAGAAAAAGCCTTGCCAGCGCCATTTGCTCACTACGAGACAAGGGATTATCAAGAGGGCTTTTTGCAAAAGCGGCTATACGCTGTGCATCAATGCCAAACATCAGCGCACCTCACCATCTTTATGGCTGGAGTTAACTTCCGCCATTAAATGTCCGACGTAATCGACAAGAGAGCCACCTGGTGGAATCTGGCATTCCTCAACTAACTGGAAGTAGATATCCGCTGCATTACGTGTATTACTACCCTCGCATATTCTTTCTTCCCGAAGTGCATGAAGTTCGTTGATCAAACGGTCACACTCTCCGTTACGCTGATCCACAACGGCCTCAAGCTCTGCGACGCGTTCACCTGGCGTCTTACCTTCTTTGCGTTGGATGGTAACGACGAAATCGCCAATTGCAGGGACGTTGTAATCCAGCTCAAGGTAGTTTTTGGCACCGCTGCGGACGAACTCACCCGCGAACATGGTGGCGAACATCGCAGAGGCCACTTCGCCGTTGAAAAGTGACTCCAGATCTAACGGAGTCCCGGCAGCAAGAGCCTCTTTTGCTGTATCCATTGCATCCATGAACCGATCAAACTCACTAGCGCGCTTTTCCAGGTCTTTCCATTGCTCGCTCCAACGTTTGGCAACGAAGTCTATGAATGTTTTCGCGGATTCATCAAAATCCCCCTCAAACTTAACGATGCCTTTATCAATAATGATCTGGCCTACCGCATCCTCTGCATAACCTTTCAATGTAAACTTGAAAGGAAAATCAGAATGGCCTGTGACGTTAAAATGCTCTAACTGGAGGTTGTTCATGTGTTTTTCTCTTATCGTTTAGTTATTACATTCTTACACAAATTAAGTAAGTATTTACCTATCATTTAACGCGTTTGAAAACGTATACGCTGACTGTGATCCCTGTGTCTTCAAACTCGTTGGTAAACGACTTCCCTCTGGCATAAACGTAATTATCCATCGTCATCCAGTCCAGTATTGGCGCAGTGCCCGGCAATACTGCTACAAGACGCCCGCCGACTTTCAGATGCCCCAGCGCAGCCAGCGTGTGCTCTCTATGACGACCAAGCGAGTACGGCGGGTTCATAACGATTTTGTCGAACTGATAACCTGCGTTGTCCTCAGACCACTTTATGAAGTCGCAGCAAATCGTGTTCGTATACCCTTTTCCACGCAGGATATCAGCGAAGAGAGGTGCGATTTCTATGCAGGTAACATCTTCCAGATCGGCGTTAATATAGGCCAGAAGATCCCCACGTCCGGCTTGAGGCTCCAGCAGCTTCTCACCAGGCTTCAATTCAGTGGCTCTGGCAACGTACTCAGCAATCAAGCGTGGGGTAGGGTAGAACTGGTGTGATTTTGTATCCGGTATTAAACCGGTAGCCACAATCGTATTTAGCGTATGGCCGATGTCATACGGGAACTGCCAGTGCTTTTTCTCCTGCACGCCGCCAATGAAGCTCAGTGTGCGCTCAAGCTCTTCCACCTGCGACTTCTGGAGAGCTGAATCAGAGAAGTACCATACGCCTTTGTCTTTGCTCAATCGCCCGTCACGAAGCGCAGTGCGAACCGGCACGGAGATCGTCTTCTGGATTAACCCGAACTGCTTTGGTGCCCGTGTTTTTGGCGCAGTTCGGCATGGCGCGGGGATTGCAGCAGGCATACTGTAAGCCAGCACCTCATTCAACTTCCAGGCCACGTCAGGATGTATTTCAAAGTGAACGTGTCAACGACGGATGAAAAGTGATCCACTTATATCTCCACCAACGGCCCAATATTGATCCACCGTTTTACTCAGGATTAGCTTCTGCTATAACCCCGGCCTTTCGTTTCTGTCTGAGTCGATAGCTTTCTCCTTTGATTTGAATGACATGTGAGTGGTGTAAGATACGGTCCAGCATCGCTGAGGTCAGGGCTGCATCACCGGCGAACGTTTGATCCCACTGCCCGAACGGCAGATTGGATGTCAGGATCATTGCGCTCTTTTCGTAACGTTTAGCAATGACCTGGAAGAACAGTTTTGCTTCTTCCTGACTGAACGGCAGATAGCCTATTTCATCAATGATG